ACGTAGAGGTCGTTCGGGAGCGGCTGCGCATCTTTCCACCCCTTGTCGGTGTACGGCCCGGTTTCGTATACGATCGCCGGCTCGGTCAGCAGGACACATCGGGACGCCCTTCTGCGAGGTGGTCGGCTTCGGCCTACGGCTCGTCTTGGCGGCCTTCGGCGTGCGGACGCGGCCGAGGGCGGCGCGGATCTCTTTCGCCTCCGCGTTCAGCCGGGCGAGCGTCTCCTTCTTCTCGCCCTTGATTGCCCTGAGCCGCTCGAGGAGCGTGGCCTTGGCCTTCTCCGCCTCGGCCCGTGCCAGGGTGAAGGCATCGAGAGGACTCGTGGTGGTGGTGGCGCCCTGAGTGGGTTCGTCGAGAGTAATCATGGTTTCTCCTGAATGCATCGGCCGAGGGCGGCTGGCCGATGCGGTAACTCCGCCCGCCCACGGAAAACGGGTCAGAACGGGACGGGCTCTTTGTCGTCGGTGGGCGCGGGGACGGGAGAAGGGGCGCCGGGCTTCGTCCCCGGCTTCGGGGCTGCCTTCGGCGAGCTCTTCGGCGCCGCCTTCGCAACCGACGCAGCCGCGGCCCTGAGGAGCGACCCGAACTGCACCGAGAGCTTCGCGACGTCGTCCTCAGAGGCGCCGGCGGACTCGGGGACGTGGTCCCCGGGGTTCATCCAGCCGGCCTTGTAGGTCGTCTTCCCCTCGTACTCGTTCGCCTTCACGGTGATCTGGACGACGACGTCGGGCGGCCCGGCGGCGTGGATCGACTTGAGGTTCCCGTCCCACCCGAGCGACTTGGCGAGCTGCTCGACGGCCACGGTGTTCACCTGGCCGTTCTTCCCGATGACGTACCACCAGCCGCGGACCTGGTGAGGTTCGTACTCGGACCAGGAGGCCCACTCGCCGTTCTCGTATTGCGACTCGATGAGAAGGCCGACGGAGATGGCGATCGCCTTCGACGTTGCGGAGGGCTGGACAGACCAGTCGAACGGACGGGCCTTGAAGATGCCCGGGCGGTCGAGGAGGATCGAGCCGTTCTCGCTCACGAGACATCTCCAAGAATCAGCGGCCAGATCGCGCCGTCGGTTGCGTTCTCGTAGGGGAGCGGATCGGAGATGCTCCGGGACTTCGCGCGGTGGTCGGGCCGCTCGACGGGCCAGATGGTCCGCGTGCCGCCGCCCTTGCCCTTGCCGTCCTCGCTGACCACGTCGTACCCGATGAACAGGACGTGATCGGCCCACTGAAAGACCCGCTCGCGGATCGAGGCTTTCCCGCTTTTCGGCTGTTGGAGATGCGGCTCGAAGCGGATGAAGTCCTCGCCCACGGGGTTCGGCACGTCGGCCGTGCAGTCGTGCGCAATTAAGACGACGTTCCGACCGGCGCGGACGTGGCGGTCGAGATCGACGAGCAGATGGCAGAATGTCTCGTAGACGTGCTGGTATCCCTTGCCGAATCCGTAGCCCTCGACGGAGGTCACCTTGCTGCCCTTCTCGTGGGGGACCGTCGCGATGGTGTGCGCCACGGCCATCTCTTCGGCTCGAGTGACGCTGTCGATGACGATCGTCTTGTAGGAGCCCAGCGCCGACGACTGGAGACAGGCCCGGAGGTCTGCCCAGGTCTCGATCCCGCCGACCCGCGAAGCATCGAGGTTCTTCGTGGACTCCTCGATATCGAGGAAGACGCAGCCAGGGGCGAGCGACGCGAGGGTGGATTTCCCGATTCCCCCGGGCCCGTAGAACATGACCCTCTGGGCGCTTGCGACCCGGCCCGAAGAGACCGGGAAGCGATCGGCCGAGGGGACAGCGACAGGCGCAGCGACGGGCGGGGGTGGATGAGGCGTGCCCTTACGGGCGGGCGGCGGCAGACGGCTCGGTTCGGACGACATGGGGAACTCCTTCGTTTGCGGGCTTGCCCCCGCTGGCGTGATCGGCTTGCCCCGATCGGGCTTCGGTCAGTTCTTCGTGGACGTTCTCGACACGCCGGAAGCCTTGCGGTGTCACGGTGTCGAGATCGGCGTTCTGGCAGACGGGGAGGAAGTCGCACTTCTGACCCGTGGCGCTGACGCACGCCTCGGGGTTGCGCCACCATCGCTTCGACCGCTGCGCTTCCCGGATGACGAGCTGTTGCGACCAGAGTTCGCCGCGGCACTCGTCCAGGTCGGCGTCCGTCCGGGCGATTTCGATGCGGGCGAAGCTGCGGACAGGGTCGGCCGTGAGGGACTCGGTGCAGCGGGCCGCGTACTCGGCCGGCGTCTCGTCCTTGTCCCTCTGCGTCTTGTAGAGAGCGCCGTCCTTCGTGAACTTCCGCGCTTCGACGGGCGTGGCCTTCAGAGGCCGGAGTGCCGGCCGCCGCGTCACGTCGTAGAGGATCGTGGACACGTCGTACCCGAGCTCGCGGGCCGCGAGGAGGTACAGGCTCAGTTGCATGTCGAGCTGGAGTCGGAGCCAGTAGTCGGCACCGGGGGCGAAGTCGCGTGACGTGCTCTTGTATTCCTTCAGGGCGATGCGGCCGTCCTCGAGTCGGACGATGCGGTCGATCTTCCCTGCGAGCCGCCAGATTGGTGTCGCGGCGCCCGTCTCGGGATTGACGAGGGCGATGTCGAACGGGAGCTCCGCGGCGACGTGCTGCTCGGTCTGCCCCGCCCAATGTTCCTTGTGGACCGTGAACATCGCGGCGACCTTGCCAAGCTCGAACACGTCCTCGACCTGCCCGGCGAGAGCGGCCTCAACGTCGCCGCCCTTCGCGTCCGTCTCGACGGCGAGGGCGAAGGCCTTGCCGACGCGGAGCGGCTCGCTCTCTTCGATCGGGCGAAGGCCGTACTCGTAACGGTAGAGATGCCGCCGCGGGCACGCACGGAAGCACGCGAGCCGGGAGTGGGTGAGGAGCGCGCTCACGACCCGAACCCCGAGCAGTCGACCCGGTGTTTCGTCTTCCAGACGAGGCCGCCCTCCCCGGACCGGCGCCTGAGGAGGTAGCGGGGGCACTCGCAGTCCCTCGCCGGCGTCATCAGGACCCCCGCGACCCAGATGAGGAGGATCAAGAGGCTCCCGCCCAGGAAGACCCCCTGGCTGGAGGCGTGAGAGAGAAGTTCGCTCATGTCGGTCTCCTATTCATCGACCGCCGGTGACGCTCGGCGTTCACGGCGATCTCGTCTCCGTAGATCGGCTTCGGGTCGGCGTGGCCATGCCCCTCTTCGGCGCTGGGGCCCCAGGCGTCCTGACACTTGACGGACGGCCAGGGGGCCACACGCCTCAACGGGGTTGGCGGCAGGACTCGCCGGAGCCTGTGCTGGTAAGCGTTCCGGCGCCGCTGGAGCTCTCGGCGGAATCGCCGCGTCTCTGCGCCAATACGAACCGCGTAGAGGATGCCGACGGCGAGAAGCAAGGCGGCGATGCAGATCCCGAGGGCGAGCGGATCGGCCGCGTCAACGCGGTCGAAAAAGGCTCTCATGGCGTCCCCTTGAGGCCGTAATCGGCCCAAGCACGGCAAGCGACCGAGTCGAGGTGCCGGATGATTTCGTGCTTGCTGTTTCGGATCGTGATGTCCTCGACCGCGAACGGATGAGCCGGCAAGCCGTTCGGCTTCGGCTCCGGCTCGGGTTCGGGCGCTTCCGCGATCTTTCGAAAGCGCCGGGCCGTCGCGAGGCGGTCGGCGTTCGCCTTGGAGCGAGGCCGCGCGGTGCTGCTCATCCGGCCTCCGCTTGGGGTTCGACGAAGTGAACCTCGCAGACGGCCTCTTCGCCGTCGAGCCGCGTCGCGAGCACCGCGACGATGTAGTCCGGTCCGTACTTCTGGACGCGAGGCTGCAATCCCTGCGTGTAGCAGACGTCGCAAACGAGATCCCCGTCGAAGCACCGCGGCTCCGGGCAGGGCTCGGTCTGGCAGCAGCGTCCGGAGCCGCCCTGCGAGGCCGGGAAGCCGCCCACGCACCCCTCGGGGCAATAGATGACTTCGCCGTCGCCTTCGCACGTCGGACATTCCAGGTAGACCGGGAGACCGGGAGAACGCTTCGGTCTCGCGCTCACGGTTTGCCTCCTCGGTTCGAATCACCGGCCGGCGCCGCGACCGGTGGGTCCGAAGAAACCGGTTTCTGAGCATTCATTTCGGCGAAACGCTGGAGCAGGCGCGCCCCGGCGCTCACGTGATGGGAGGAGGGTCTCTGTGCGTTAGGCGTCCCTCCCGATCTGAATTTCCGGGAGACCTCCTGCTGCCACAACTCCAGGCGGCGAGGCGTGGAGAAGTAGCGGCCGGAGACGTCCCGGAGGAGAAGAAGGTCGAGCCGCAGCCGGCGGCGAGTCGTCGCCGACTTCATCCAGCGACGGAGGGTCGAGGGCGCGCGACCCGGGCCGATGCGGGCGGCGACCTCTTCGAGCGTCAGGTGCCGATCCGCCCCGCCGGCGATCTGCGTGCGTTCCAGTTCCGCGACGCGGACCTTGAGTTCACGGACGTCGGCGAGGATGTCGGTCATGGGACGAGGGTCTTTCCCATCGCGGCCTCGACCGTGGAATGGATCGAGCCGAGCAGCGCGGTCGCGCTCCCGACCTCCTTCTCGAGGACCGCTCCTTCCTCTCGCGTGATCACGCCGTCGGCTTCGGCAAGACCTGCGGCCTCCACCAGATGTCCGAGGACCGAAAAGGTGGCGGCCGCAGGCGGTATGACGGAGGGCAGAAGTCGGCCGGACGGGATCGAGGCGGGGAGGAGGTGGGCGGGGGCGAGCGCCTGGCGCGCGATGCGGAGGCGATCGCTCTCGGGGAGGGAAACGAGTGCGGCGAGGAAGACGTCGAGCGTCAGGGCGTTCGCGCCTTCCATCTGGTGGTGCACGGCCTTCAGCGAACGGCCGGAGACCACGGCGACGAGAGGCGGAGCGCCGCGGGGGAGCGCGAGCTGGAGGAGCCGGCGGAGCTCGTCAACGGCGGGGGAATTCGCGGGCTTCATTCCCCTTGCACCGAGATCGGCCGCCGCGCAGGTTCCTTGCATGGCTCAGGCCCAGGGCTCGAGGACGATCGGATCGGAGCAGCCGGCAGCGCGACGTTCCGCGATCCATGCGACGGCCTCGCCCCGCCAGAGGAAGGTCCGATACCAGCAGCCGGAGGCGGAGAGGACGGTTGCGAGAATCATGCGGCGCTCCCGTCTCCCCCGAAGGTGTTCTCGACGGTGAGGGCCTGTCCCGCGCCGTTTCGCCGGAGGAATGAAAGAAGTGTTTCCGCCGTCCGGAGACCGGGCGATCGCCGACCGGCGAGGATGTTCGAGAGGGCCGATTCGGAGATCCCGGCCCCCGCGGCGATCGCCTTCTGGGAGAGGCCGCTCGCGCTTATTTCGAGCCGAAGGTTGTGGGGCGCCGGGCGAGGGCCGCTCTCCAGCGGGGTCCGTTCGTCTCGCTCGATCGGAACGCCGGGCTTTGCAGATTCCGAAATGAAAGCCAGGAGTTCGTCCGCCGGGCGGAACCATTCGTTACGGATCCGCAGATGAGCGAACTCTTCGTGCAGCCGGGGCTCGTGATCTCCGTCGAGAAAACCGAGAAACGCGACGGGCTCATGCCATACGAACTGCTGGAGCCA